AGTCCCATTTCCATCAGCGTCTTCTTGTCCATGATATCCTTCCTTGGCTCCGCTTTTTTCCGTGGTCGCGTCCACGCCGCCAGCCGGATTCTTTACCGCCGCCCGTGCCCACGGCGAATTTTAGGTAACAAAAAGCGCCGTTTTTCCGGCGCCGGTGCGTAGATTGTTTTTACGATCACGTCAATAAACGTTACTCGGTTTGTTTCTTTCGCCACGCCTCAAACGTCATCTCCGCCGGTACCTGGTACCACTCGCCGTCCGCGTCCCTTGCGATGCGCGTGCTGTTATCGCTCTCCAGATCCTCCCAGATCACGGGCACCGTCGTGCATCGGTCGTGCGGATGCAGCGGCGGCAGGTTAACGCCGGCTTTCGCGTCTTCAACTTTGAACTTCTCTCTGTCCAATGCGCCGCAGCGCTTGCATGTGGTTGAATCGAGCGTCGCGAGGAAACGGTATTCCTCAATACCGTCGCGCTTATAGCCGTCGATCGTCGCCTGATTGAACAGGTGATTGCTCTCGGTGCGCACCAAGCGCGACGCCGAACGGTACGAGACGCCCATGGTCTCCTTGAGCTCCTGGGCGATTTGCGGCAAGCCATCCCCGCGAATCAGGCCTTTGGTCAGGCTCTCCTTCAGCTGAAACGCCAGCTGCTCGCGGTTCCGCCATATGCGCTGTGAAAAGCCGGCGCCGGACCATGGATACTGCACGATCTCCTGCACGCGTTTCGGCAGCAGCCGACCGATGTCGTACCCTTCGCCGCGTTCCTTGAACAGGTCGAACATCATCATCTGGTAACCCTCAACGTATACCTCGCCAAGGGTTTCAGCCGCTTGGTCGTTGACTTCCTGCATGATCCGGCTGACGGCCAGGTCAATGTCGGTCTTCAGCGCCTCCAGTCGGCTGATGCGCACGCGTATCGAGAGGGCGTCGTATTGCATCTCGGCGAGCGGATAGCGCGCCCGATCCGCCATCTGGCGCACGTATTCGTTGGCATAATCCTGCCACGCGGCCTGCTCCTCCGGCGTCAGCTTCTCGATGGCGTCGGCATATGAGAGGCCGTATTTCTCCGCGTACCTGCGCTGCAGCGCGTCGATCTTCCCCTGAATCGCCTCAAATCCGCGCGCATACGTCCGCCGCAGCTCCTTTTCCAGTCCGACGATTTTCTGCGTGGCCGCCTGCTCGCGAAGCTGCGCGCGCTTTTCCCAGTAATCAGCGGATCGGCTCATGCGCATCACCCATCGCTTCGCCGAATTTCTCCAGCGCCGCGTCTTGCTCCACCCTTACGCGCGCCAACTCCTGTTCAGGATCCTTCACCCACGGGTGCTGCTCGATGATGGTCTCGTCGGAGATCAGCCCCTTGGATGCGCGGGCGTTGGCGATCACGTCGCTTTCGTTCACGGGAATGTCCTTGTTGAACACGATATCCACGGTTTCGTTGATGAAGTCACCGGCGCCGCTGTTCTTAAGGTGCGCCTTGATGAACCACAGCAGCTGCTCAAGCGATGCTTGAAATTCCGTCTCGATGCCCGCGCAGTCGAGGTCGAGATCGGCATACAGGAATCGCAGCGCGACGCCCGAAGGCGATTGCACGGTTTCGTCCATGTTGTCGACGCCGCGCCCGAACTCAAAGATGTCCTTGCGGGTAGCGGCCTGGTGCGCCACGAAGGCTTCCGTAGCCGGGGACGCGGCCAGGGTATCCACCCCGCCGTCGTCGGAAACCTTCACCGCCCGGTATAGCGCCAGGTTGCGCCGGAATTCGGCCAAATCGGTGCCGTCGTAATTCTGCAGCACGAAGATATAGTTCAGCAGATCCTCAAGCTCGTTCGAATGATCCGATTTGTTGCGGTCATAGTCGTCGATCAGCGCCTTGATGAACTGAATGAGCGGCTGCTCGTAGCGGTTATACTTAAACGCCACAAACGGCAGACGCTCCCAGTTGCGCGCCTGCGCTTCCTTGCCAGCACCGCGCGTGATGTGGCTGCCGTGCTCACCGCGTTCGATGTCCGGTGCCAGCTGGCCGTCCTGCATCATCAGAAAGCGCCGAACTCCCGTCGCATCCCAATACTCGATAAACTGCTGCAGTCGCTTGTTCGGGCCGTCGTAGGCCTCCATCGCGTAAACCCGCGCCAGGGCATCGAGCCTCGTATGTTCCGTATCGGCCCAGAAGGGCAGCATCTCCTCCGTCGGCATCAGCTTCATGCGGAACGCGCCCTTGTCATCGTAATATACATGCACCCAAGCGATGCCCTTGTTCACCGCATCGACGCAGCCGTTCTTCAACATCTTCCGGAATCCGCGATCCATAACCTCTCCAAGCGCCTTCTGGAACGCCTCGTTTTCCGACGTGACGCTGAACTCGCGGCCCAGCAGATACTCGGCCTTTTGGTCGACCAGCTTTCGCGCAACGGCATGCGCGATGCGGTTGTTGGCCATCTTTTCGTCAATGACGAGCTCCCCGTGCATGCCGATGCCGTAGCGCTTCCGCTCCAGGATGTCATTCTGGTTTTTGTAATAGCGCACGCCGGTCTGCATCCACTTTCTGGCATCGCTGCGCAGCCAATCGTTCACCTCGCGGGCGATGAACGCCTCCATCGACAGCGCGCGCTCGGCGCCGCTCTTGATGATTGCCTTGAAGCTGTCCATGAGCGTCATTGCATCCTCCTACCAGCTGAACCGCGGGCCGCGCATCGCATCCTCGAGCGCATACCGGGTCGCGTCGATCGTATGGTCGTTCTTCTCGGGGTACCGCGCCTTGAAACCGCCGAAACGATCCGGCTCCAGCTCGTATCCGGTAAATTCGCGCATGGCGTTCGGGCAGGTCTCGGGGTCGATGATGATCTCCTCGAGGTCGGCCAGCCACTTGACGCCGTGGTCGCGGCTGCCCGGACCCTTCCGCGCCGCCGATACGCGAAGGCCCAGCTCCTTGAGCTCGTCAATCGCGCGTGGATCCTCGCTGTCGCAGACGGATATCTGCTTCGCCTTGCCCCGATCCTTAACCATTTTCGCGGCATCGCGCAGCTTCAGCCCGACGCGGTAAATCTCATCCAACAAAAAAAGGCGCCTTCGCGTCTTGTCGTAATGCAGATCCACCCACGCGAGCGGATCCGATGCATAGCCAAAGTCGAGGCCGCTCCTGTGGGCATCGAACGCCGCGCGTTCCTCCGCCGTGATCTTACGCACCGTAACATTGCGAAACACCTCGCCGCCTGCGCCCGTCGGCACGCCCAGGTATTCGTGTTCGTAGCGGTCCGGTCGTACAGCCTTCACATGATCCGCCTCGAGGATGAACTGCGGCCCCAGCCAATCTTCGGGCACGTCGAGGTAAGTGCTGTGATGCGTCAACCGGCCGGGATGCGGCACCAGCGCTTCCTGGTTGACCCAGGAGTTGACGCTGATCGGCGGGTTGTAGGAGTAAAACACCGTAAACGCCTGCCCGCCGCGCAGCAGCGTCTGGTTGATCTTGCGAATCGCGTCGGAACCGTCGAAGCCGTCCAGCTCCTCGTACCAAACATAGCGGAAGTAGCCGCCTTCCGGCGCCTTGACCGACTTGATCTTGTCGGCATCATCCGCGCCGCGGAAGAGAATCTTCTGGCCGGTTGGCTTATACTCCAGCGTCAGCGGCGTCAGCTTGCGCCGCCAATAATCCTCAACGCCCAGTTTGCCTATTGCCCATATCAGCTGCTCGTAGACGCTGTCGCGCAGGTTGACGCCGTACTGACGCAGCGCCATCGCGTGCGCTTCCGGGTGTATCATCAGGCCCAGGATGACCTCGATCGCAATGAACGACGACTTGGTGCTGCCGCGGCCGCCCTTGAGCCAGAAGTGCGTATGCTTCTCCTGCTTGACCGCCTTGTGCAGGTCATAAAAGGATGGCGCGATGATGTCTTTAACGCGTACGCTCATGGCACATCGTCGATGATCTCCGGCCGGTCGGTGACGATCAGGCGATCGGCAAACATGCCGAGATGCTTGCCCAGCAGCTCCAACGATTTAACCTTGTCGCATAGCCTGATCTCCCGCTCAACCTCGGTAAAATCCTCCGCGTCCTTTCGCTTGACGCGCACCGACGCGATGGCCGCGGTATCATCCGGCAACGCGCCGGTGTGCAGCGTCGCGTTCGTCGCATCGATAAAGTCCGGCGCATTGGCAAAGGCGATTCGTGCAAGCTCGCGGATCACGCGGTCCTGGTTGACGCCGACGCGCACCGAGCGCTCAGCCTGCATCTCCTCCACCCGCGCGCGGATGTTTGGTTTCTTAAAGAGCTCCGATGCCTGCGATCCCGCCGTCTGCGGACTGTATCCCGCACGAATGGCCGCCTGCGTCTGATTCAGGTCGACCAGGTATTCTTGCACCAAGCGCTCATGCTTTGCATTCGCCAAGGCTCCCATCTTCGCAGTCCACCTCCTGGGAAAGAAAAAGCGCCTTCCGGCGCAAAAAGTCCCGCTGGTCCGCCGGATGGCTCCTGGCGTCGCGGGACTCGCTTGTCAATTCTGGATGGTAACATTATAGCACGTTCATCTGTGCGTTTGTGTGCGCTTTTTCATCGAGCTTCAGCAACGCCACCCGGTGGATCCTGTGCACGACATTCCAGCTGTAGCTCATATCCGCGCATACCCGTTCCCAGCTGAGCCCCTGCAAATACCGCAGCCGCATCAGCGTCCGTTCCATGGGATCCAGCCGCTCAAGCGCCTCCTCA